ACCTATAATTTTATTCTTTCTATCAATAAGTGTATCTCGTCTAAAGTTTACTAATTGATTAAATATTTCATCACGCCATTTTTGATTTGTGGGGTAGTAAGGAAAACCTTTAGTCTTCCAATCATCATGAACTTGTTGTAAGTTATCTGTCATATAAGTAAACATCTCCTGGTAGTGTGCCTTTTGCCCATGTTGTTGAACCGACTAGTTTCATATTATTTTTAAGATAAAATTTCTTTGCTATTTCGTTATCACTACGAACACTTAAATATACTCGTCTTGGATTTACAAACTCAAAAAAGTTTTGTAATGCTTGACTAGCAGAACCATTATGATGTTTAGCAGCGATTTGATGTAATATACAATCACCTTGTTGAGCAATTATATCACCTATTCTTTGTTTTCTTTTATAAAAGTTATATGTAATTACTACATCATTATCAAATATTAAGTTTTCTTTCGCAATCATGCGTTTCATATAGTCCGTGCGAATATGAGGAAACCATTTCTTATGTTGATAAAATATTTCTTTTACCGATTCAAAGTCTGTTTCTTTGGCATGATTCATATAATATAGTATAACACAAATAATTAATTAAGTAAAGCCCTCATCATTTTATTAGAATAACAATCGGCAACTAGATGTATTCTATCAATATCACTAGTGTTTCTCACAGCATGAGCTTTTGTAACATCAGTATAATAAAAGTGTCCAGTCTCTAAATTATACTCTGTGCCGTCTTTATCTTTTGTATTTTCGTATAATGTGAAAACAACTTGATCGTTAGTTCTAATTGGCATATGTATTCTAACTATATCGCCATCGTCAAACCCTATTTGTTTATCTATCTTATCTGTGTGTTTGCCAATAACTTTACCTGCTTCTAGTTTCATAAATCTAACTCTTTCAAACTCGCAAGGCAATCTATCTAACATTTCTAATACTGGTTTCATAACCTCATTATCTTTTAATGTTGTCCATTGTAGTTTTGTATCTATATCTACTGAACTTTTTAAAACACCAGGTTTTAATATATCTTCGGGATCAGGTCCATAACCATGTAAAGATATGGCATCCCAACCAGTCTTTGCATACTTTGTTTTTACTTTTGTCATTTCTAAACAATCTAGTAATATTGCAACTGCTTCTAAATCACCTTCGTGTGGTGTTAGATCCAGTTCTTTCATTATAGGTCTACTCATTTTATTCTCCTTGTATTCGCCATTTAGGATCTCTAGGCACCCAATTGTTTGGTGTCTCTTGATAATCTTTCTCGTCTAATCTACTCCATATCTCATCAAAAGATAATGTCATTATGCCAAGTTTTTCTTCTATGTGTGTCATAGCGTCTTGTAGTTGTTCTCGATTAAATTCTTTCTTTCTTTGAAAATCATAATACTCTTTTAACTTTTCATACTCATCTAAACTAATCACAATTCATATTCAAAGTTTTGTGTTTCTGAATTTATGCTGATTAACTTTGCTCCATTTGATATATGAAAATGTGTTGCCATAGGTGTTAGTGGAGAGAGTGTTATTAATCTTTTTGTGCCTGTTCTTATGTCTTTATTATACTCTAATAACTTGTTTATTATTTCTCTACCTGCACCTCTTTTTCTAGACCATACTGTATATGCTACAGCAATCTCGCCGTATCTATTATCTTGACAAGCGACTTGGCTCATATAATCTAATTCTTTTACAGTTTTAGGAATCTCATTTGTAAATGCCACACAAACTATTGCTTCAATATTATCTTCATATTTTAAACCATAGATTTTTCTCTGTGCAAATAAACGCCAATCTAAATCTAATTCTGGTCTTACAGGATCCTCTGATACATCTATATCTGTTAGTTCAACTAACTCTGTACCTTTTACCCATTTGAAAAAATTACTAACTTTATCTTTTATATTGGTTTTCATTTTTTTCTCTTTCTAAAAAATCTTCGCCATAACGCTGATCTTGTCATACTAACAATTGTAAATATAATTGCAATACCCATACTATCAAGTATTGTAGGATGAAGGTCAAATAGTGGAAATATTGTCAATTGTATGATAACTGCTAAAAAGAACCCACTACCGACATCTATAACACTTTCTACTATATCTCTACTAATCTTCATTTTTTGGGGGAAAAACAGTCTCATAGCCGCCGCTAGGGACGGTTTTAGAGCTGTCTGTGTATGATAGTACCCTCTAGTTTTCGGCATTTTTACTTGCAACCTCTTCTCTTAATCTTTGTTGTTGTCGTCTAATTGTTTGTTTAATTAATTTTGCTTGTGCCTTTTTACCTCTATCTAATTTCATCTTACTTACTAGATCGGTAAATATATATCCATTCATATGTTCATTTTCGTGCTGAAATATTCTTGCTGACATACCATGTAAATATTCTTCAACCGTTTCACCGTTCTCATCTGAGTATTGTACATTCACCCATTTAGGTCGATTAATCATTAAGAATAAAAAAGGAAAAGATAAACAACCCTCTTTCATATTAACAGTCTCTTGACTAAAATCTTTAATAAGTGGATTGAAACAGTTTCGTACTTTACCATTTTCTATCTGAGGATGACCGCCCATAACAAACATACGAAATGGTAAACCAACTTGATTTGCAGATAGGCCTATACCACCATATTTGACCATACTATCGTGCATTTTTTGAGATAGTTCTGCTCTATCTTTCATTTTAAACTCTTTTAGCATATCATCTGTATATGGTGCGATCTTCATTAATAATCTAGGATCGGTAGGTGGTATTAGAGGAAAAGTCTTATGATCTTTTTTCTTTAAATATTTGTGCATATCAGTAATATGCTCTGTTGTTTTTTCTTTGTCTGTTTTTAGAATAGGTGTCTTACCACTTTGTATATTTTCGTAGTGTTTAACTGCCTCTTCTACCTTTGCTGGGGTTAGTTTCTCTGCCATTATTCTGCCATCCTTGTAAAGTTTTTATATTTCTCAAACTTCATAACTCTAGGGAACTTATCAATTAAAGTATCACCTTTATGAGATATAACAAATACATTTTCTTTTGCCATTGTAGTGTGTAATATTCTCATAAACTCGTCTGTGCCTGAGGTATCTAGCGAACTATCAAATATTTCATCTAGTATTAATAGATTTGTATTAGTTGAATTTTTAAGTTTAGCAATCTCTCGCCATGTAAATAATATTGCTAAATCTATTCTTAACTTTTCACCCTCACTAAATGAATGATAGTTAAATTCGTCTCTATGTCTAGACTTTATTGTTTCGTTAAATTCTTCGTCTAAACTAAAATTAACAAAGAAGTCCATATCTGCTAGATTCTTATTTATTAGTTGATTCATAATAGGTAAATACTGTTTAATTATTTTAGTTTTAATACCTGTATCTTGCATAAGATGTCTAGCCGTATCTATATAAACTGCTTCTTCTTTTTGAGATAGTTTGTCTGTTTCTAATTCAGTTAGTCTTTCTCTTAATTGGTTTAGTTCACCAGTTTGTTCAGCTGTAGATACTTTTTCATCTCGTAGTTCTTCTATTTCTTCTCCTAGTTTTACTCTTTGTTTTTCTATTTCTTCGATAGATGTTTCATAGCGATTTATCAATAACTCTTTTTCTCTAATCGTTACCATTGTTTTATTGATTGTATCTAGTTTCATTTCACTAGTTTTGATTTCTTTATCTATCTGACCTAAAGCACTTTCTAATTCTAATACCTTTTCTTTTTTCTTGCCTATCATTGTAGATTTATATGCCTTATCAATCGCTTGTTGACAAACAGGACAATCATCATGTGATTCAAAGAAACTTAAATCTTTTTTATGTTTACTACAAGTGTTTTCTAATTTTGCCTCCATGTTATGAAGTTTTTTATGTTTATCATTTATCTTTGATTGATCTATCACTTGTTTTTGTAATTCAGCAATATCTGTTTTAACTTTTGCTATATCTAACGAATAGTTTGATATATCGGTTATACATTTATCTAACTCTGTTCTTTTAGATTCTACTAAATCTTTACTACGATTGCTAATATCATCAATGTATTTTTTCTTATCTTCAATCTTGTTATCAACTATTTGTTGATTAAAATCTGTTTGTTTGATTATCTCATCATGATTTTTTTGTTTTTCTCTAAATAATAAATTCATTTTAGAAAAGATTTCTATATCTAATATTTCTTCAACAACTTGTCGTCTATGTCTAGCTCTTAGTTGCATGAATGGCACGAAAGAAGCATTACCTAAAATTACAACTTGTGTAAATGATCTAAAATTTAATTTAAGTATTTGTTGTTCTAAATGTTTTTGATAATCTCTTTGAGCTGCGTCTTGATTTAGCATATCACCATCACACCATATCTCAAATATGTTTGGTTTGATACCTCTTATAATTTTATAATCTTTTTGACCTACTACAAACTCAACTTCTACGACACATTCTTTTTCATTAATAGAGTTAATTAGTTGATCTTTCTTAATATTACGAAATGGTCTTTGAAATAAACCAAAACATAGTGCGTCTAACATAGTAGATTTACCTGCACCGTTTTCACCTACAACTAGTGTTGTCTTATGATTAGCCAAGTCTATTTCTATAAACTGTTGACCAGTAGATAGAAAGTTTTTATATCTTACTTTCTTAAATGTTATCATATTTTATATCGCTATCTTGTGCCTCTACGAACATTTCTTTAATCATAAGTTTCAATCTATCTTTATCTAAATCTACTGGCAATTGATCTACATAATTATTGACTAGTGTTATTGTATCTTCAGAACCTTCAACTATGTCATCACTTACATTTGCTTGGTTTAGATCAGAATAATCTTCTAATATTTTTAGTTCATGAACATTAATTTTGTTATATAATTTATCAAGTAGTCTATCAAACATTTGATTATTCTTTTTTGTCGTAACAACTAACTTTACAAACTTTTGATCGTATTCGTTGATATCAATCTTATCGTAATCTATAACATCATCATGATAATTTAATCTTAAAAATATTGTATATGGATTCTCTATAAACTCTAACTCTCTTGTTTCGGTATCAAAGATATGAAAGCCTTTTCTGTTTGCATAATCTGACCATGTCATTTCATATTGACTGCCTAAATAAAACACTTGACCGTCATCACTCTTATGATGAAAATGACCACTAAAAACTTTTTCAAATCTTGATACAATAGACTTATCGTAACCGTGTGTTTGCACCATTTTATCTAACATTCTAAAACCATTTAGATCAAAATGACCCATACAGATTTCAGCAGGTGCTGTGTTCAACATTTCTAGACATTGTTTTTCATTTTCTGGATTCATCCAAGGCATCATTAAAATATTTAAACCATCAAAGTTTACAACTTTAGGTTCTTCATAAATAAATGGTTCGTTGATACCATCAGGTGCTGTACATAGTTCTTGAACAGCATTTACTTTATTTGTATTACGATAATAGATATCATGATTACCTATCAATATATGAGTATCGATTTTATCTTGCCACAATCTCTGCATAAACTTATGTCTAAAATTATGAGCGATTCTATAATTAATATATTTTCTTCTATCTACGACATCACCTAAATGTATAAGTGTTTTTATATTATGCTCTTTTAGATATGGGAAAAATACATTATCATAAAACTTATAAAAGTATTCATCAAATATATTACTATCGTTACGAGCCCCGAAATGGGTATCGTTTAACAATGCTA